ACAGCACCGGCATGGGCAGCTGCGACGACATCACCGAGCAGCTGCCCTTCGGCGCCCGCGCGAGCGGCGCCGGCCAGACGGACTTCTGGGACGGGCTTATCGGCGAGATCCTGTTCTTCAAGGACGTGCTGTCCGCCGGCGACAACGACAACCTGGAAAGCTACCTTGCAGAGAAGTGGAGCACGGTCGGCGCCACCACGTTCGAACCTGATTTCATCAGCACGCTGACCTTCCAGCTGGACCCATCGCTGGAGACGGCCGACGACGACACCGACGTGGACATCACCGACCTGATCGGTGGCGTGGTCATGAACAGCAACCAGTCGAGCAACGCGGGCCTGCCCGTGCTGCGCACGGTTGACGGCCTGAAGATGATGGAGTTCCTGGGCGCCGAGATGCTACAGAACACCAGCGCGGTGGCGGCCGGCATCAACTTCGGCAACGCCCCGTTCGCGATCGCCGTGGTGGTTCGGCCGCACGACATCACCGTAACGCGCGAGCGCGTGCTGAACAAGGGCGTGGGCACCACCGGCCGCTACGCCATGGACTACAACGAAGCGATCGCCGGCGACGTGCGCGGCATCCTTCAGGACGGCACCAACACCGACACGCTGCTGGACACGACCGGCGGCCGGTTCGCCGCAAACGAGAAGATCACCTTCTGGCTCGTCCGGCACGACCAGGACGGCAACGTCTACCTGTACGTGAACAACACGCTGGTCGAGACCGACGCCCTGAGCGTAGGCGACATCGACGAGACCGCCACCAACCCGAACAGCCACTACCTGTCGATCGGCGCTGGCCCGGCCACATCCACCACCGCCGCGTCCTTCCTGGACGCGGACGTGGGCGAAGTGCTGTTCTTCAAGAACACCGAACTGAGCGATCACACCCGCGCCGCCGTGGACAGCTACCTTGCCACCAAGTGGGGCATCTGATGGTCAGCCGGCGCATTCGGGTGGTCGTGGAGTCCCTGGAAGGATTCGTCCAGACCCTGATCAAGAAGCTGGTGCTGGACATCGTCGCGAACCTGCAACGGGCGCCCAGCGAGGGCGGCACCCCGGTCGATACCGGGTGGGCCCGCGCCAACTGGGTGCCGAACATCGGCGCCCCCGCCAAGGGCACCGCAGGCAGCCGTGAGCAGGCCGAGGCGGGCCAGCTGCCGTCCGACAGTGCTACGGGGGTCGCCAAGGTCGTAACGTCGTACAGGCTCTCCCAGGGCCCCGTGCACATCACCAACAACGTGCCGTACATCCTCCCGTTGAACGAGGGCAGCAGCAAGCAGGCCCCGCGGGGCTTCGTGCAGCAGGCGGTCCGCAAGGCCGTGACGGTCGACCTGGGCAGCGCCCTGGGGGCAAGATGACAACCCTGAACGAAGCGCGCGGCGCGATCTACGCCGCATTCGTGGCCGGATGGGGGGCGACCAGCGCCTACACGTTCGACAACGAGAACTTCAACCCGCCCACGGAAGCCGTCTGGGCCCGGACTACGGTCCGCCACGGCTCCCGGCAGCAGGAATCGCTGGGCCCGCTGAACGGCCGCAAGTTCGAATCGTCGGGCTCGGTCATCGTCCAGTGCTTTGCGCCCCTGGATTCGGGGGCCGCTTTGGCGGATACTCTAGCACAAGTGGCCCAGGGAATCTTCGAGGGCAAGACTCTTTCCCCTGAGCAAATCAGATTCACGTCGTCGGTGGTTCGCGAGATCGGGCCCACGGAAGACTGGTACCAGATCAACGTCGAAGCAACCTTCACCTACACGGAGACCAAATAATGGCACGGGTTCTAACTAACAACGTCTCGCTGCAATACACGATCGAAGATTCGATCGGCGTGCTGCCGGGCTCTCCGCTGTGGAAGCTGCTGGAGCCGAACAGCATCAGCGCCTACGGCGCGTCCATCACCACCGTCGCACGTCGACCGATTTCGCGCGAGCGCGGCCGGAAGAAGGGCACGGTGACGAACCTGGAATCGGCCGTCGAGTTCGACGCCGACCTGACGATGCAGTCGTTCGACGACTTCGCCGAGGGCTTCGTGTTCGCGGAGTACGCGAACGTCGAGTTCGACCTGAAGGCGAGCACCGGCACGGTTCCCCCGCCGGTCGCGAGCGGCACCACCTTCACGATCGACAGCGCCAGCGCGCTGCTCGCCGGGAAGATGCAGTGGGTGACCGCCGCGCAGGCGTCGCTGATCTGGGCAGCTGGCTACACGAACGCGGCGAACAACGGCCTGCACGTCCTGACCGCTGACGTTGGCGCGACCGACACCACGATCACCGTGGGCGGTTCCTCGCTCGTGGCCGAGACGCCGGCGACCAGCGCCAGCCTTCAGGTGTGCGGCATCCGCGCGGCGATCGCTGACCTTGCGCTGACGGTTTCGGGTTCGAGCGGCACGCTCGTTTCGGCGGCCGACATCGACTGGACGACCACCGGCCTGCAAGTGGGCCAGATGTTCCACATCGGCAGCCCGGATACCGCCGGCGCCGTGCAGAACGGCATGGGCACCGGCACGGACATCTACGGGTACGCGCGCATCACGGCGATCAGCGCCACCACGCTGACGTTCGACAAGGCGAGCAGCACGCTGGCCAGCGACCCGTCGAACTCGACCGAGACCGACATCATGTTCGGCCGGTTCCTGCGCAACGTCGCGGTGACCGCGGACAGCGACGACGAGCGGTTCCTGGAGCGCAGCTACCAGTTCGAGGCCGTCTACCCTGACCTGGGTGGCGTCGGCACCGACGAGTACGAGTACGCCATCGGCAACTTCGCGAACGAGCTGGCCCTGAACCTGCCGCTGACCGACAAGGCGACGGCGACCTGGGGCTTCATCGGCACGAACGCCGACGACATCACCCCGACGCGGAAGACTGGCGCATCTTCGGGCATCAGCCCGCTGCGCACGGTCGCGCTCAACACGTCGTCCAACATCGTCAGCCTGACCACGGACGTGATCAGCACGGCGTCGGACGTGTGCTTCAAGAGCCTGACCCTGACCCTGCGCAACAACGTGACCCCCGAGAACTGCCTGGGCACGCTCGGCGCGTCATTCGTCAACGCGGGCCTGTTCGAAGTGAACCTGGAAGGCCAGATGCTCTTCACGAACAAGGAGATCACGAACGCGGTCAAGAACAACACGACCGTGACCTTCACCGCCATCCTGGCGAACGACGACGGCGGACTGGCGATCGACCTGCCCAGCCTCACGTTCGGCGGCGGCGACCGCGAATACCCTGTGGATCAGTCTGTGCTCGTCAACGTGACGGGCGAAGCCTTCAACGACCCGGTCGGAACCATCCCGAACGTGTCGCTGGGCATCAGTCTCTTCCCGGCCGTCCCGGTCTAATCGGGAACAGCTGCGAGCACCAATCCCCGCGGCGGGAAAAGGGCGATCTTCGGGTCGCCCTTTTTTCTTTGGTGCAGGTGGTCTATAGTCTGGTCGCTACCGTTTCAAACCCGTAACCCCGCAGGAACCCCATGTTCAAGAATCTGTCGAAGTTCAACATCCGCAAGGCCATGACCTGGGTGGATATGCCCGAGCTGGGGGCGAAGGCCCGCATCCTCGTGAAGCCGGCCACCGAGGCGAACCCGAGCTACTACAACGCCATGCTGGCCATGTCCGGCAAGCGCGTGCGCGCGATGGTCAAGACGGACCGCATCACCGCCGAGGACGCCGCGCTGAACCGCGACGACGACGTGCAGCTGTACCCCCGGTTCGTGATCGCCAACTGGGAAGGCGTCGAGGGCGAGCCCGGCAGCGACGGCGTGGGCGAAGACGGCTTCGTGATCTTCAACCGGCGCGCGGCCGAGCAGCTGTGCGTGGCCCTGAACGAGCAGGCGCCGCACCTGATGGACCGCATCCGCAACACCGCGAGCACGACCGAGCGCTTCTACGCGGACGACATCGCACCGCCCGACGCCGGCGAGCTGGCGGGAAACTCCGAAGGCGACTCCGGTTCGAACTGAAGCGGTCCCGCGAAGGCTGGGCGTCAGAGTCCGGCCAGTATCAGCGTTGCCGAGGCACTGGTGGTCGCCAGCAGAAGTTCCTGGACGAAGAGCCCCCGATAGTCCGGGGCGACGAGTTCTACATCCGCGCGTTCTGGGAGCTGTCGAGCGAACGGCAGTTCGGTCAAGTAATCGGCCCGATTCCATGGTCGAAAATTGTTTTCTATGGTGAACGCCGGAAACTGGACGATCCTATGATGCGGGTCTTCGAACTCGTGCTGCGCGAGCTAGACGAAGAGTACCTGAAGTACCAGCGAGACGAGCAGCAACGCCGGACGCAGAAATAGCCGCATGGTAGACTATCGAATTGACGTGATCGTGGACCCGTCGCGTGTGCCGCAAGGCACGCGGAAGGTGACCCGTGAGCTGACGAAGGTCGAGAACCGCGCGGACGCGGTCCGCAGCAGCCTGGGCCGGATGTTCGGCATCCTCGCCGGCGGCGCCGTGATCGCCAGCGCAGTCCGCACTCTGGCCCAGTTCGAGCAGGCCATCGCGACCGTGGGCGCCGTCACCGGCAAGTCGGGCGACGCCCTGGCCGAGTTCAGCGAGAAGGCCCAGCAGCTGGGCATCAGCACCCGCTTCACCGCCACCGAGGCGGCCGACGGGCTCGTGCAGCTGTCCCGCGCCGGCTTCGAGGCGAACGAGTCGCTGGCGGCGATCGGCGACACCCTGCTGCTGGCGCAGGCCGGCGGCGCATCGCTGGGGCAGGCCACCAGCATCGCGGCGGCGACGCTGCGCGGCTTCGGCATCGAGGCCCGGAACATGGCGCGCGTGGCCGACGTGCTGACCCTGGCGTCCAACAGCGCGAACACCACCGTGGTCGAGCTGGGCGAAGGCATGAAGCTGGTCGCCCCGATCGCGCGCGGCCTGAACGTCAGCCTGGAGCAGACCAGCGCCGCGCTGGGCGTGCTGTCCGACGCCGGCCTGAAGGGCACGCTGGCCGGCACCGGCCTGCGCCGCGTCATGGCCGAGCTGGAAAGCCCGACCGCGGCGACCGCCGACATCCTTCAGCGGTTCGGGATCACCACCGATCAGGTCCGCGTTTCGCAGGTGGGGCTTTCCCAGGCGCTGACCCTGCTGCGCGACGCCGGCATCGGCGCCGGCGAGGGGCTGGAAATCTTCGGCCAGCGGGGCGGCCCGGCGTTCGCCGTGCTGTCCGAGAACATCCCGCGCGTGGAAGAGATGACCGAGGTGCTGAACGGCGCCCAGGGCACCGCCAAGCGCACCGCGACCGTGATGGACGACAACCTGAACGGCGCGCTGCTGCGCGTCAAGTCGGCCTTCCAGGGCGTGATCCTGGCCGTGGGCCAGGAAGGCGCGAGCGGCAGCCTGCGCGGCGCGGTCGAGTCGCTGGCCAAGGGCCTGCGGTTCCTCGCCGAGAACGCCGACAAGCTGATCGTCTTCGTGCAGAACCTCGCCCTGTTCCTGGGCCCGCGCTACCTGCTCGGCGCCATCAAGGCGATCACCGTGGCCATCGCGGCGAACCCGCTCGGCCTGCTGCTGACCGTCATCGCGGCCGTTGCCGCTGCGATCCCCGACCTGCAAGGCAAGATCACCGCGCTGGTCGGCACGATCGGCGAGCTGGCCAGCGCGCTGCTCGACGGCTTCGACGTGACCACCCTGCTGCAACAGGTCGCCGTCGCGATCGACACGACCGTGGCCCTGTTCGACGGCTTCCTGGCGGCAGCCGGCACCGTGTTCGACGCGCTGAAGGCGCAGCCGAAGGCCGCCGGCGAGATCATCAAGAAGTCGTTCCGCGACGCGCTGGAAGCATCGCTGGACTTCTTCCTGGGCTTCGCCCAGACCGTGGGCAACATCATCCTGGGCATCGGCGAGGACTTCATTTCGCTGGCCGCCAACGTCGGCGGGGCCATCGGCGCGATCAGCACCGGCAGCCTGGACGCCGCGCAGGCGTACGCCGACAACCTGGAATCGACCCTGCTGCGCACGGCCAACCGTGTGACCACCTTCAACGGCCAGTTCGCCAGCAACCTGAAGAAGCTGAACGACGTGGAGATCCTGCCCGAAGTGCAGCTGTCGAACGAGGCGTTCACGCTCGGCCAGAACGTGTCGGCCGAGTTCCAGCGCGCCTTCAGCGAGTCGCAGCCGAGCGCGCAGGAAGCGCTCGACCAGCTGCTGGCCCCGCAGGACGAGCTGCTGGCCGAAGCCGAGAAGCGCGCGCAGGAGATCCAGGCGGCCGGCGTCGGCGAGACCGAGGCACCGGCCCAGGCTGAGGCGGCGCAGCGGCCCGAGAAGCTGGGCCTGCAAGCCGAAGAGCTGCTGCGCAGCCTGGACGCGCAGCGACAGCTGACCGAGCAGGAAGCGCTGCTGAACGACGTGCTGAAGGCGCGGCCGGACCTGTACAACGAGATCAACACCGAGCTGGGGAACATGCAGATCGCCGCGCTGGAAGCCAGCACGACGATGGAAGACGGCTTCACGCGCGCGTTCCTGAAGATCAGCCAGGAAGCCCAGGACTTCGCGAGCGCGGCCGAGTCGGCCGTGAACGTGTTCGCCGACAACGCGACCGACGCGCTGACGAACTTCGTGGAGACGGGGCAGTTCTCGTTCAAGGAGTTCACCAGCCAGCTGCTGAAGGACATCACCAAGATCATCACCCGGCTGCTCGTGATGCAGGCCATCCAGGCGGCGGCCGGCGCGATCAGCGGCGGCGCAACCACGGCCGGCACGGTCGCGGCCGGCGCGCGCGCAGACGGCGGCACGGTCCACCCCGACCGCTCGTTCCTCGTGGGCGAAGAGGGCCCCGAGCTGTTCGTGCCGAACCGCACCGGCACCATCGTGCCGAACCAAAGCCAGCCGCAGCAACAGCAGCCCATGACCGTGCAGGTCGTGAACGTGCAGAGCGAAGACGACATCCCGAACGCGATCGCGAGCGGCGGGGCCGACGACGCGATCATCAACGCGATCGCGCGCAACAAGGACCGCGTGAATCAGGTGACACAATAGAACCATGGCATTCCAATCTGAAGTAGGAAGCGGCAGCGCGCGAGCAATCGACACCGGCACGACCGGCGCGGGCAACGCCATCCCCGTCACGCACGACTGGCTGGTGAAGCGCGTCAACTGGATGTGCAGCAAGCACGCCGCGACCGTCGCCGTGAATGCGGCCGGCACCGGCTACACCGTGGGCGACCTGCTGACGCTGACGCACGCCAGCGCGCACTTCGATGCGGTGTTCGAGGTGACCACCATTTCGGGCGGCGGCGGCACCGGCCCCGTGACCGGGCTGCGCATCAACAGCAGCGGCGCGTTCGCGCTGCAAGCGGCGACTGCGACCGTAGCAGCTGGCGGCAGCGGTTACCAAGTCGGCGACATCCTGGAGGTGCAGGCCGGCAGCGCGCGCGTGAAGGCGAAGTTCGAGGTGCTGACCCTGTCCGGCTCTGCCGTTGCGACTGTTGGGTTGATCGAAGGCGGGGGCGTTTACAGCACCGGCGCCGGCACGGCATCGGCCACCGTGGGCGTGGGCAACAGTGACCCGACGCTGACGTACGCCGGCGACGACGCCTGCACGCTGACCGTGACCGACACGGCGATCATCAGCACGCTGACGAACCTCGCCGTGACCGGCGGCACTGGCGCGTCGTGCACGGTCGACATCACCCTGGCCGATACCGGCTGGGCGGTCGACGAGCGCAACACGAACGGCACGGTGATCAACAGCATCAACAACGAGAAGGAAGTGGTACTGGTGGGCGACGCCACCGGCATCACGAACAAGCCGTACATCTGGTACCGCACCTTCAGCGAGACCGTGACGAACACGCACCGCGGCATCGCGTCCGGCGGGCTGATCGCCCACAACCCCGCGCTGGATCTGCACGCGCATTCGCCGATCAGCACCGGGCTGTCGAGCGCCACGGCGATGGCCACCACCATGGCCGCAGCGATGGCGATGCCGGACAGTGGCGCCGGCCACGACGACATCGACCTGTGGTTCGCCGCGGACGACACGCACTTCCGCGAGATCGCCCAGGTGAAGGACACCGCGGCGGCGACCGACGACGGCATCTACATCCACCACTACGCCGGATACCTGGACCGCATCGGCACCGAGACCGAGAACCCCTACCCGCTGTACATCTTCGCGTGCATGCGCGACCCGACTTCGGCTGTCGATGTCAGCAGTTCGAACATCACCGGGCTGGTCGAGCAGCGGCATGCCGGCAACGGTTGCAGCTTCGTCTACGATTCGCAGGCCGGCGCCTTCCAGTCTGTGCGCAACGCTGACGCTGCGGCCAATCCCGGCACGGAAGACTGGGTGGTATTCCCAGCTGCCTACATCCGCCCGAACGACGGCACCGCAAACAGTGCCGACTACGTCGTGCGCGACACGCTGGAGAACGAGCGGTCGATTTCGATCTTCGGTTCCGACCGCGGCACGAGCGCGCCGGACCGCAAAATCTTCAACCACGGCGACCGCACCACGCCGTGGCGGAACCTGCGATGGGTTCCTGGCACTGCCGACCTGCCGTTCATGTGGCCGCTGACGTTGGCCAACAAGTCAGTGGCCAGCGCTCCGGTGGCAACCGATCGACCGATCGGCAACATCCAGGGCTGCTTCTGGATTCCGTCCGACGACGGCACCGGGGCGCGCATCACGAACTTCAGCGAAGACTACGTCGAGATCGGAACAACCCGCTACCTCGTTTTCCACAACGCCAACGAGACCACCGCCAACCAGTACATGGCGTTCGAGATGAACGTGTAATCCAATGGCCGACCAATTCACGAATCAAACCTGCTCTTCCACCGCCGACTTCATGACGAAGCTGGCCAGCTTCGTCGTCACGACGATGGGCTGGACCGGCGAGACCGTCACCGGCGGCACCGTCACGAATGGCGTCGACCTGACGGCTGGCGTCGCCGGCTGGAGCAAGGCCGGCGCAGGCACGAACACGAACGACATCCAAGTGGCGTTCCAGTGGGACGCGGCTACCCCTAACAACCTGGGCATCTACCAGTACAACCACGCGAGCGGCGCCGGCAACTTCAACAGCGCCGCGGCGCCGTATGCGCAAGCGACGGACAGCGGCAGCGGTGAACAGACCACCAGCGATGCAAGCCTGGACGGCGCCCGCTTCTGCCCGCTGGGCACCGGCGGCGCGGGCCCGCTTCAGTTCTGGGCGTTCGCCGGCACGTCGCCGGCCGAGTACGTGTACGTCGTGGTCGAAATCTCGGCCGGCGAGTATCGGCACTTCGGGTTCGGCGAGCTGCTGAAGTTCAACGACTGGACCGGCGGCGCGTTCGCCTACGGATGGAAGCACGTCAACTCTACCAGCACCATGGCCGTGATTGCGACTTCCTCCTACCTGCTCGACGGCTACTACCGCAGCAACGCGAACCAGGACTACATGGCCACGATCAACGTCGAGGGGCTGCCGAACCAAGCGGCCGGCGGCATGTGGGGCGCGGTCGGCAGCATCGAGCAGTTCTACCTGTACTCGGTCGGCAACGACCGCCAGACCGTTCCGGTCGCGCGCGCCGTGATGCAGGGCGGGCTTCGCCAAGGTCTCGGCCCGATGTTCTACGGGCCGTTCCCGGCCAGCCCGATCACCGGCTTCGTGCCGGGCTATCCGATCATGCTGATGTACCTGGACCATTCGCTGTCGGTCGACGACTGGTACGGCCCGATGGGCGTGCAGGACGGCGTGCGCGGCGTGAACATGTCGCAGTTCGCAGCTGCCGAAGACGTGAGCATCGGCGGCGTCACGTGGACCATCTTCCCATTCAAGCGGAAGGGCGGCGACGCTGAGAGCGGCGCAACCGGCAACGCGGGAATCATGTACCGCAAGAACGTGGTGTAATGGCGGGAACCAACCAGGGCACGGCGGCGATCTTCACCGAGATACAGAGCCCGACCCGCGCGTACTTCAGTGCGGGCGGCTTCGAGGTGGTCATCGGCCACGGCCCTGGCCAGCCGGTCGATGTCGGCAACGAAACGTACAACGCATTCGCTGCGACGATCGGCACCGCGCTCGCCGATGGCTACACGGCCACGACCCGCTCGATGGGGATCGCCAGCACGCCGGTCAACCAGGGCGCGGCATACGCCGACCCGGACAAGGCCACGGCGATGCAGGAACTGTGGTTCGAGAAGGTCCACATCCTGCCGCGCACGAAGATCGAGTTCGGCAACATCATCACGCAGAAGACCGACCAGTACGAGGTGTACAACGCGCTGCGCAGCGCCGACGTGACCACCAATTCGCTGACCAACAACGTCAGCCCCGGCGTCACGTTCCCCGACGAGTCGCTGCCCGAGGTGATCGAGTCGCAGTCGAGCGCGCTGGACAGCACGACCACCGGCCAGACCAGCATCCCGCAAGCGCTGGGCACTATGGTGCAGCGCGACGTGGTCGCGTCGCAGGACGGTCTGCCCATCTTCGATTCGAACGTGGTCTTCAACATGTCGGCCGGCAACGACGTGGAGCTGCTGCTTTCCGGCCAGCGGCTGGTGCTGATGCCGATGGAGTACGAGGCACCCGTGGGCGAGATGCTGGCGTTCCTGACCGACATCATCCCCGCGCTCGATGGGAAGGAACAGCGCATCGCGCTGCGCAAGCAGCCACGCCAGATTTTCGAAGTGACCTACAAGCTGGACGCCGCCGACCGGCAGCGCATGCAGTCGCTGCTGATGGACTGGACCGACAACAGCTTCGGGTTCCCGCTGTGGCACGAGAAGCTGCGGCTGACCGCGGCGGTTTCCGCAGGCGCGACCGTTTACACGGTGGCGAACACGGCCGACGTGGACATCCGCGCCGGCGGGCTGGCCGTCGTCTTCACGGACAACAACACGTTCGACGTGATCAGCATCGCGTCGCTGACCAGCACCACCATCACGTCGAACGACCCTAGCGTGAACGCCTACCCGGTGGGCACGACGATCATGCCCATGCGGACCGCGCAGATCCTGCGGGCTGTCGCGGCCGAGCGCGAGCAGGTCGAGCTGGAGACGTTCAAGGTGACCTTCGAGGTGACCGACAACGACACCGGCGCGCTGACCGGCGACGTGTCGGCGTACTCGACCTACAACAGCCGCGTGCTGCTGGACGACTGCAACGTGATGCTATCCGACAAGATGGGCGAGAACTACAGCCGCCGCATCTACCGGATCGACAACGCGACCGGCAAGACCAGCATTTCGTCAACGTGGGACCAGAACAAGCGCAACGCCGAAAAGGGCTTCGTGCTGCGCAACCGCGCCGAGATCATCACGTTCAGGCGCCTGATGATCGCACTGCGCGGCCGGCAGACTTCGTTCTACATGCCCACGATGATCGAAGACCTGACGGTGAAGGCTACGCTGGGCATCGGCGGCGACACGATGGACATCGACAACATCGAGTACGAGCGCTTCGTGCAGTCGCGGTTCCCGAAGACCATCTTCAAGATCACCTTCACGGACGGCACCAGCCTGATCCGCGAGGTGCAGTCGGCCACCGGCGTTGATTCCAGCACGGAACGGCTTACACTAGATACGACGTGGCCCGCCACGCGGACCGTGGACGAAGTGCAGCGCGTCGAGTTCTACGAGCTGGTGCGCTTCGACGCGGACAACGTCATGCTCAAATACCCGCGGATCGGTCTGGCAGAATGCAAAATGCCGGTGGTCCAAGTCTTCGACGACAACTAAGCCATGGCAGATTTCGACACCCTGGAAAGCAGCCTGGAGGAAAGCAGGCCGATCGAGCTGTTCGAGTTCACACTGGGCAGCACCGTCTACCGCTACACCAGCGCCGAGGACGACATCGTCATCGGTTCCAACACCTTCACGGCCGTGGCCATCGCGCGCGGCAAAGTGGAGCAGGGCAGCGACCAGAACAACCGCAACGTGACGGTGACGATGCCCAGCAGCTTCGCGCTGCCGCAGCAGTATATCACGGTTCCGCCCGGCGAGAAGTGCAGCGTGAACATTTTCCGCTACCAGCGCGACGAGCCCAGCCTTGCGACGCAGGTGCTGCTGTTCAAGGGCCGCATCGCCACGTGCCGCTTCCCCAACGATGGGCACAGCGCCGAGTTCGCCGTGCGCAGCATCGAGTCCGCGCTGAACCGGAACATCCCCCGCTTCTCGTTCATGGGCAGCTGCAACCACATCTTGTACGATGACAGCTGCGGCGTGGACCCGGCGACCTTCGACCACGTGGGCGCGGTGTCCAGCATCAGCGGCAACACGATCACGGTCACCGGACTGAGCGCGAGCGGCATCGACTTCGTCGGCGGCTACGTCCGACCGCTGGCCGGCCAAGACTTCCGCATGGTGCTCGCCCAGTCGGGCGACGTGATCACCATGCTGCTGCCGTTCGCGAGCGATCCGACCGGCACGAACGTGCAGGCGTTCGCCGGCTGCGACCACATCCTGACCGGCGACTGCGCGCTGGTGTTCGACAACGTCGCCGAGTTCGGCGGGTTCCACTACGTTCCGATCGACAACATCTTCGAGACCGGCCTGCCGCGCCTGTCGGACTGATCCCATGAACAACGCCCCCGAGATCCGCGACCCCTTCGAGCCGTTCCAGCACTGGTTCCGCAGCCTGTCCAAGCCCATGCAGTGGGTGCTGGGCCTGCCGATCGTCATCGGCGGCCCGATCTACTTCTGGCAGAACGTCACGCACGTGCGGCAGCCGGGCGAGCCGCAGCTGGCCATCTGGGTGACGCTGATCCTGTTCGTGGTGTCGATCGTCCTGTCGGAGCTGCTGCGCCCGAAGGCGAACATCGAGAACGCCCGCCCCGCCGGCCTGGGCGACTTCCAGTTCCCGACCGCCACCGAGGGGCGGCCCGTGCCGCTGCTGTGGGGCACCGTGCGGCAGCGCGGCCCGAACGTCGTCTGGTACGGCGATCTGGTGCAGGAAGCGATCACCGAGAAGATCAAGACCGGGCTGTGGTCCAGCGAGACCATCACGAAGGGCTTCACCTACACGGTGGGCGTGCAGTTCGCGCTGTGCCGCGGCACCGAGGCCACCCCCGTCACGCTGAAGCGCGTGTGGATCGGCGACGATCAGGTGTTCAGCGGGACCGTCAGCACCGCGACCACCTTCGACATCGACAAGCCCGAGCTGTTCGGCGGCACCGAGCTGGGCAGCGGCGGCGTGCAAGCGACCTGCGACTACTTCCCCGGCACGAAGACCCAAGCCGTCAGCACGTGGCTGGATCAGGTCGGCCGGCAGCGGATCACCACCGCCACGACGCAGACCGCCCCGCGCTACAGCGGCACGTGCTACGTGCTCGCGCGCGAGCTGACCAGCGCCGCGGCGACCGGCACCGAGCTGGGCGCACTGCTGGGCACCAGCACCACCATCAAGCCGTGGTCGTTCGAGGTGCAGCGCTTCCCCGCGCTGTTCAGCGGCCAGTCCGGCAGCGAAAACATCGTGAACACCAACGACGCCAATCTGGTGAACGTGGTGTACGAGCTGCTGACCGACAATGAGTTCGGTTTCGGCTTCGCCGCGACCGACATCGACACCGCCGCGCTGCGCACGGCCGGCCAGACGCTGAAGACCGAGGGCAACGGGTTCAGCATGCTGCTCGACCGGGAGATGAGCGCGAAGGATCTGCTGCAAGAACTCCAGCGCCAGATGGAAGGCGTGGTGTTCCTGGACCAGACCAGCGGCAAGTGGACCATCAAGCTGGCGCGCAACGACTACACCATCGGCACCGTGCCGCAGCTGACCGACTCCAACGTGGTCGAGGTGCGCGACTTCACCCGCGGCAGCTGGGAAGACACCACCAACACGATCAAGGTGCAGTTCGACAAGCGCAGCGACGACTACAAGACCAGCTTCGCGCTGGCCCAGGACACCGCGAACGCGATGATCCAGGGCAACGGCACCGTGACCGGCGCCGCGTCCACCGTGGGCTCGGTATCGTTCCCCGGCGTGAAGGACAGCGACCTTGCGTCGAACCTCGCGTGGCGCG